GCAAGGGCGCCGAGTGGGAGACCGAGCTGCGGGACGGCCTGCGCGGCGACGGCTTCGACATCGAGTCCCTGCGCCTGGCCGGCGCCGAGGACGAAGGCGACATGGTCATCCGCGAGGGCAGCGGCATGTACCTGGTGATCGAGGCGAAGAACGCCAAGTTCGAGCCGGGCGTGTTCCTCGGTGAGGCCCTGGTCGAGCGGGAGAACTTCGCCAAGCACCGCGGCCTGGACCTCGAAGACGTCGAGTCGATCGTGGTCGTGAAGCGCCGCGGGAAGAACTGGCGCCAGGCGTTCGTGCTCACCACCGTCGAGGACTACTTCGACTTGGAACCGCGGTGATCGGCTTCATGGGTTGGGAGTTCACGGACTACGACGCGGCATGGGACGAGGCGGAAGCCTTCTTCGCCTACGTCGAAGACCCCGACGCCGACCTGGCCCTGGTCCTCGCCGTCGAGGAGTGGCTGGGGGTGCGCCTGTGAGATGGCGCCGAGTCGAGGAGCGGGGCGGCGGGGGAGAGGACGTGAAGCCCACCCTCGAAGCGGCCATGGAGCACTTCGGCGTGAAGTTCAACTCCAGCCGCAACACCGGCATGGCGCAGTGCCCGCTCCACGACGACCGCACCCCCTCGTTCTCGTACCGCCTCGACGAGGGCCTGTGGAACTGCCACTCCTGCGCGAACGGCGGGGACAGCTTCACCCTCATCGCCAAGTACAGCGAGATGCAGGAGGGCAAGGAGCTCACCTTCCCCGAGGTGAAGCAGTACGCCAAGGACAAGGCCATCGAAGAGGGCGCGGCACCGGCCCGCGAGGAGACGTACACCAGCCGCTACGGAGGCGGGCGGCGGCCGGCGAGCAAGTCGTCCGCACGCAAGACAGGCGGCGGCTACGTCCCCGCCTGGAAGAGGAAGTAAGGAGGACAACAGCTTGGCCGAGCATGACCCGCTCCAGCCGCTCTCGACGACCCAGAAGGAGATGCTGGAAGAGGCGGTGAGCACCTACCAGGCGCACATCACGCCCGAGGTAGCGAAGTACCTCCTCGACCGCGGGATCGGCCGCGAGGAAGCCGTGGCCCATCGGCTCGGGCTCGTCGCCGATCCGTCTCCGGGACACGAGAAGTACCGGGGGATGCTCGCAATCCCCTACCTCGACCGCAACGGACAGCCGCTCACCGTGCGCTTCCGCTGCCTGCAAGAGCACAACCACCGCGACTACTTCCACGGCAAGTACAACACCATCTCGGCCGACATCCCCCGCATGTACGGGATCGGCTCGATCCACCAGGCCGGCGAGGACATCCACGTCACCGAAGGTGAGCTCGACCGGATCGTCCTGTGCAAGCTCGGCCTCCACGCGGTCGCCATCCCCGGCGCCAACATGTGGTTCGGCCGACACCGCCGGATGCTCGCCGGCTTCAACCGCGTGTGGGTCTGGTCCGATCCGGACGACGCGGGCGCCGAACTCCTCGGCAAGATCACCAGGGCCCTGCGCTCCGCCAAGGCGGTGCGACTGAAGGCCGACGTAACCGACACCTACCTGGCAGGCGGCGCGGACGCGCTGCTCAACCTCATCGCGAAGGAGAACGCACCCAAGTGACCGACATCATCGAGACCACCACCGCCGAGACCGAGGCCCCGAAGAAGACCGCCCGCAAGGCCGACCCCCTCGCCCGCATCCTCGGTGACGTTCGCGCGGCCGTGAAGGAGCTCGGCGAGTTCTCCGCGGAGGCCACCCCCGAGCACCGCAAGGCCCACCACGCGGGCCGCTCCAGCGCCTGGACGCAGCAGTACGCCCACGAGGGCACCGGGGACTCCCTGCTCCTGGCCCGCGCCTTCCATGCCGCCTCGACCGGCGAGCACCAGGCCCTCGTCGACCTCGCCGCCGTGGCCCTGGCCCAGGCCGAGAAGCTGGTCGGTGCCAAGTGAGCGACGAGCACCCGGAGTTCATCGACCCCGAGGAGTGGGAGAACGTCGAGATCGTTGACGTCCAGCCGGTCGTCGACTCCTACGCCGGGGTGAAGCGGGCCGCCTCGATCGTGGGCGACCTGCGCAAGGAACTGCGCGACGAGGGCTTCACCCGCGAGGAGACGTTCGAGCTGGTCCGGATGTACTGGGCCGCCGAAATGGGGCTCCTTGAGTAGCGCCCTGCCCGGCGAACCGGGCCCCACGCTGGCCGCCATCTGGGACCAACTCACGGACGGCGAGAGGTACGCGCTCTCGCTTCACCTGCTGGGCGAGACGTCCGCCGACTGGCTGTCGACCACGCTCCGCAGGTTCGGACACGACGTGTCCGCCACCACCATCCGCACATACCGCCGGGCGATCCGGCAGGAAGGAGGCTCCAGTGAGCGAGCTGCTTGATGAGCTCCTGGCCAAGCCGACCGGCCCTTCCGTGCCGGCCCGAGCGACCGACCCCGAGCGGGACTTCACCAAGCAGATCGAGGTGAGCGGCGACGAGGCCGCCGTCACGGTCCGCGGGGAGACCTTCGAGAGCAACGAGTCCGCGGCCACCGCGGTGCTTCAGGGCCAGGGCCTGGACCCGGCCGAGTGGACCGTCACCGGCCTGCGCTCCTCGGAGTGGACGATGGCGAACGGAGCCACGGGCGTCTCCACCCGCTTCACCTTCAGCCGCAAGTGTGCAACTTTCGCAGAGCGTCCGCCGATTGACGATCTGCTCGCCGTCATCGACCGGCAGTACACCGAGCCCGCCCTGACCGAGGTCGACGGCGAGTACACGTTCATCGTCGCCCTCGGCGACATGCAGTTCGGCAAGGTCGACGGCGACGGAATCGAGGGCACCGTCCAGCGGACGATCGCCAGCCTGGACCGCGCCGTCGAGCTGCTGGCCGAGTATCGCAAGCGCTTCAGCATCGAGCACGTGCACATGGCGTGGCTCGGTGACCACGTCGAAGGGTTCGTGTCGCAGGGCGGGGCGAACACCTGGCGGACACAGCTCACCCTCACCGAGCAGATCCGCCTCACTCGCCGCGTGATGCTCCACGGCATCCTCGGCTTCGCCCCGCTGGTCAACCGGCTCACGGTGGCCGCGGTGCCGGGCAACCACGGTGAGGCCGTTCGGATCAACGGCAAGGGCGTGACCCGCTACGACGACAGCCACGACACCGAGTCCCTGATCGCCGTGAAGGACGCGACGGACCTCGCCCCCGAGCGGTTCGCCAACGTCGAGTTCTTCGTCCCGGACACCGACGAACTGACCGTCGTCGTCGAGTGCTCGGGCTCGATCGTCGCCCACGCCCACGGCCACCAGTGGCGGCCCGGCAAGCACTTCGACTGGTGGAAGGGCCAGGCGTTCAACAAGGACTCCGCGCTCCACCAGGCGGACCTCCTGCTCGCCGGCCACCTGCACCACGAACACGTCGACACGGACGGGCCGAGGACGTTTCTCCAGCCGCCGGCCATGGAGTCGGAATCCACGTGGTGGCGCCACGCCAAGGGCACGACCGGGGCTCCCGGACTGATCGTCGCCATCACGCGAGACGGGCGAGTGCCCGTGAAGGAGGTAGTGCACCAGTGAGTCTCAACCTGGTCGACATCGAGTTCAGCACCTCGACGACCGAGCGCCCGGACTGGTCCGTCGTGACCGAGGAGATCGACGGCATCGCTCAGCGCGTCGCCCGCAAGGCCGGCGAGCAGTACGGCATGACGCTGGAGTTCGAGGACGCCTACCAAGAGGCGCTGATCCTGCTCGCCACGCGCCCCAGCAGGGCCAGGGCCGCCTACGAGACGGGTCCGGGCGCCCTCTACCGGTGGCTGTCTCAGAGGCTGCGAGACGAGCACCTGACCGAGGCCCGGCACCGCTCGAAGGCGAAGTCCTGGGAGGTCAACCAGGCCCAGCTCGAAGCGGCGGGGTACTGAGTGGCCGGTGGTTACAACCGGGCCCTCGTCGAGCGGATGCTCACCGTCCTGTGGGACCCCGACGCCGCGTACGGCATGAAGAACGAGCTCGCCCCCGACGCCGACATGCCCAAGGGCCACGTCGACAAGAAGAAGGGCAGCAGCTTCCTCGTCCACCTGGCCGACATCCGGCACGGCTACCGCACCTCGGCCCTGACGACGATCGAGCGCCAGTCCCTCGTTCTGCGTTACGGCCTGGACTGGGAGTACGACGAGATCGGCGCGACGCGCGGCGTGCGCAAGCAGTCCGCGCAGGAAGCGACCGAGCGGGCGGTCGGCAAGCTCACCGCCCACCTGAACGGCGAGCACTACATCGACGGATACGACGACCTGAACGAGGAGGACGGGCAGTGAGCGACGGAGCACCGGCCGGAATGGCTGACTACATGAGCGAGTACTGGGACAACACCGGTCTCATGTACTACTGGCGCAACCTCGACGACGGGCTGATCTACTCCCGCCCGTTCAACGAGGAGGAGTTGGCCGGTATCGCCAAGCGGCAGATGCTCGACCAGCTCGGCGAGGAGGCGAAGGAGGCGATCGTCCTGAACGACGGATGGATCGACCAGAACGACGCCTTCCTCCTGATCGAGGCGCCGACCAACGACGACGTCCTCACGCAGCTCCGCTCGCTGACCTTGCAGGCCAGCTACCAGGCGGGCACCGCCAAGCGCGTGATCAAGGTATTGGCCGAGCTCACTGGGCGCCAGGTGTGAAAGTTTCGCAGGGGGCAGTCCATTCGGACTGTCCCCTCGGGGCGGTGAAAGACCACGAACTTCCAAGGAGGACTTACACAGTGACGACCGACAACCAGGTTCCCTTCGGCCCGACCGGGCAGCTCGTCTACGAGCGGACCTACTCCCGGACGCTGGCCGATGGCTCGAAGGAGACCTGGCCTGACACGGTCCGCCGCGTGGCCCGCGGCAACCTCGCCCTCGTCCACGGCCCCGACATGGAGAGCTGGCCGCAGGCAGCGCGAGACGAGCACGACGAACTCGTGGCGTTCATGGACGTGTTCGCCGTGATACCCGCTGGCCGCCACCTGTGGGCGACGGGCGTAAAGGGCAGGCAGTACCTGTTCAACTGTCACGTCGCGCCGTGGGGTGAACGGCTCAGCCGGCACTTCGAGTTCACGTTCATGCGCCTGATGGAGGGCGGCGGTGTCGGCGGCAACTACAGCTCGAAGTACCTGCGCCCGTACGGCTCCCCGCGCCGCGAGCTGAAGGTCCACGTGGTGTGCGACCCGGCCCACCAGGACTACGAGGAGATGCGAGCCGCGGGCCTGCTGTCCGAGGAGTACAACTCCGACTGGGCGGGCGCCTTCGAGGTCGAGGACTCCCGCGAGGGCTGGAGCGACGCCCTCGTGGACCTGATCGACACGTTCATGACCGACGACGAGGTCCGCCACGCCGACCGCGTGTACGACGTGAGCCGAGTGCGCTGCAAGGGCAGCCGCCTGAAGACCTTCGGCGGCACCGCGAGCGGCCCCGGCCCCTTCGCCCGCATGATGATCGAGATCGGCCGCATCCTGTCCGCCTCCAAGGGCGAACACATCACCCCCACCGAGGCGATGGAGATCGACCACGCCGTGGCGGAGTGCGTGGTGTCCGGAGGAGTGAGGCGCAGCGCGAGGATGGCGATCTGCGCCTGGGACGACCCGTTCATCGACGACTTCCTGGCGTGCAAGGCGGACGGCTCGAAGCACTGGACGACGAACATCTCGGTCGAGATCGACCAGCGGTTCATCCAGGCCCTCAACGAGGTGACGGACGGGCGGCACGCCGAGGCCGTGCGCGTCCACCGTCAGGCGGTCGCCGGCATGTTGCTCAACGGCGAGCCGGGCTACTGGAACTCCTCGTACTCCAACGAGGGCGAGGTCAACGAGGTCATCGCGACCAACCCGTGCGGAGAGATCGCATTGCCCCCGACCGGTGCGTGCGTACTCGGGCACGTCAACCTCGACCACTTCGCCCCCAAGGAGAAGGGCGGCCGGGTCGACCGCGAGGGCCTGGAGCGGGCGCACCAGCTCATGACCCGCTTCCTGATCCGCGCGACGTACGGCGACATGACCGACGACGAACAGCGCCACGTCATGCACACCGAGCGGCGCATCGGCGTCGGCCACCTCGGAGTGCAGGGCTTCCTCGCCAAGCAGGGCATCCGCTACTCCGACGCCCCGCACCGGTACGACGTCCGCAACCTGCTGAACGACCTGTACGACGTGGTCCGCGACGAGGCCCGCGAGTACGCCTTCGCCCTCCGCGTCCCGGAGCCGGTGAAGGTCTCGACCGTGGCGCCGACCGGCTCGATCGCGAAGATGCCCGGCGTGACCGAGGGCATCCACACGATCTACGCCCGCTTCTTCAAGCGGCGCGTGCGCTTCTCGATGGTCGACCCGGCGCAGGTCAAGACCGTCGAGGACGCCGTGCGCCAGGGGTACGAGGTCGAGAAGTGCATCTACGACCAGTCCGGCAACACGATGGTGGTCACCTACCCCACCAAGGAGAAGCTGGTCGCCGAGGTGGAGGCCCTGGGCTACGACCCGGCGATCGTGGAGTCCGCGGACGAGATCGAGCTGAACGCGATGCTCGCCTTCCAGGCCATGTACCAGAGCGAGTACGCCGACAACGCCGTCTCGTTCACGGTGAACTTCCCCGAGGGCAAGTACGAGGTCGACGAGGCCGCCGCGATCATCCAGTCGTGGCTCTCGGACCTGAAAGGCACGACCCTCATGCCGGACGGCACGCGGGCCCAGGCCCCGTACGAGCGGATCACCGCCGAGGAGTTCGCCCAGTACGCCGTGACGTCCGTCGAGGACTCCACGGATGAGGACTGTGCGACCGGCGCGTGCCCGGTCCGATGACCGCATGACGAAAGACCCCCCACCCGTCGCGGGTAGGGGGTCTTTCGTCGTTCCTGCTCAGCTCAGTGCCGAGATGACCTCGTCGATCGTGGGACGGTCCGCCGGGTTGTGACTGAGCATCGCGTCCACCAGGGAGCCGAGCTTGCCCGGCGCCGTCACCTGCCGACGCTTGCCGTCCGCGACGGCCTGGCGCTGAATCGAACGCGGGGCATCGTCCGGGTACTCGACAGCCCGCCACCCCGTCGCCGAGATGAGCAGCGAAGCACCGAGTCCGTAGACGTCGGACTCGAAGGTCGGCACCGCCTCACCGGTCTCCAGGATGGCCTTGCTGATCTCCGGAGCCTCGTAGTGGACCAGGCAGCCGCGGTACGTGAAGTCGTATCCGTCCGGCACCCACTTCCCGTGAGCCAGGGCGAGGTCGATCAGGTGCGTGGCGTCCACGCCGATGATGAAGTGGGCCGGCTGCACGTCGCCGTGCGCCCACCCGCTCCTGTGCAGGTCGGCCAGGGCCTGGGCACACGACAGGGCCACATCCATGTGCGGCTCGACCTTCGAGCCCTGCTTGCGGACAGGCATCCACAGGTCGTACAGGTCCGGACCCTCTTGCCAGGGCTGGACGTTCCAGGTGCCGTGTTCCCACTCGCCGTACAGGATGCCCTTGACGCCGAGTCGGAACAGCACGTGACCCTCACGGGCCGGCGCGAGGGCCGTCCAGGGTTGAGCGGACCACTCGTCCGTCGCTTCGATGGGGTATCCGAGCTTGACGGCGTATCTGCGCCCGTCGCTTTCGACGTCCCACACTGCGGAACCGCGCCGATTCAGGTGACAGCGGCTCTCGGTGGGCGCGACGGCGTCCAGGACCACGATGGGCAGCTTCGAGGCGGCCGGGTTTGTCACGTGCACTCCTTTCGGGGGAGCGCGGCCGACCCTCACACGCAAGGGCCGGCCGCGTCCTGAACTCCTACTGACCGTACGGGCGACCGCAGTCCGAGTCGCACTGGAACGCCGTGTCCCCGACCGTCCATCGGGTGTCGATGACCTGGAAGCCCCCCGCCTTCATGGCGTGCGCCGACCTGGTCACGTCCTCGACCGTGCGCGGGACGCCGGGCCGGGCGTTGTGGTGCAGGAACCGGCCGGCGTACTTCTGGCAGAAGGCGTGATGGTCGGGCGTGTGCAGGATGAAGGCGTGCAGGCCCTCGTCCACGTCGTCGCTGGGCACCATGGGGACGGTGGACGTCGCGGCGACGAACACGAAGGCGATGGCCTGGTCCGCGACCTCCTCGGCGAACTCGCGGTCGCGGCCCTTCTCGTGCATGACCATGCGCGTGATGCTGTCGAACAGTTCCTCGTCGACCAGGGCTCGGCCGGTACGCAGAGCGGTCGTCGTCGTTGCGGACATGCGGGACCTCCGTGGGTGATCGGGGTTTCCGGCTGGGCCCCGCCCGAGAAGGGGGAACCGAAAAGCTCGGGCGGGGCCGGTCTCAGGGGTTTGCCAGGACGTACGAGGCGGCCAGAACGAAGCCGACCGAGGCCGTGACAGTGAACGCGAGGATGGGCCCAGCGAATCGGGCAGCCTTGCGCCCGAACCGGATGGCCAGGCGGCGAGCCGTGCGTAAGCCGCTCACAGGCCGAGCCTCGTCATCCGGTTGCGGGCGCTGTTGCGCATCCGCATCTGCTCCAGGGCCGTGGGGTGCTCGACGTTGTCGGGCTCGACCTCCCACTCCTTGCCGCCGTCTACCGGCCGCATCAGGAGGCGCCCGCCTACCTCGTCCACCAGGACGCCGACCTTGTTCGTGGCCGTGTCCTTGGCCAGGTCGCCGATGCCCGGCCCGCTCTGTTCGTCGTGACCGTCCATGACCACGAAGTTACGAGCGGCGACTACCCTGAGCCAGACACGCACCGTAGTAGTTCGCTGACTGACCGCGAGGAACTACTACGGAGCATGGTAGTTACCCGGCAACGCCCAGGTGGACGGCCATGTCGCGCATGTCCTGAGTCAGGGTGCGCTTGCGGTGCTTCAGGATGTCACGCATGACGTGACGGGCCATCGACTGATGCTTCAGCCACCCCGACGCCTCCGCCTTGACGCCGGTCAGCTCGTCCATGGCGTCCTGGTGCGAGCCGAGGAGGACGTGGGCCCTCGCGACGTCGAGGCGGTGCCTGGCCCAGTTGTTGGGGCTTGGCCGGCCGAGCTTCTTCAGCCCCTTCGTCCCCACCGGGCCGTCGTCGGCACGGCTGAGCACTCCGCGGGCATCCCCGATCAGGGAGAGGTCTTCGATCCGCTTCGTCTCGGCCGTCACAGGCCCGAACGAGGACCAGTGCTCACGGAAGTCGGTGTGTTCGGCGTCCAGTCCGCTTGCGGCCTGCGCAGCCATGCGGCGGGCCTGCTTGGCGACGTCGGGCCGGTTGTTGCGTATGGCGGCGGAGGCTACGCGCTGGTGCAGCTCGCCCCACACGGCCAGTTGGCCCGGAGTGGCGCTCGACATGCGTGGCTCGACTGCCTCGGCCGTGGTGGCTGCCAGTTGCTCGGCCTCGTCGAAGCGGTCCTGACGCAGGAGCAGCCAGCCCATGCCGACGATGCCGGTCGCGGCGAGCTGGACCTGCCCGGCCTCGCGAGCGTCCTGGATGCCCCGCGAGAGGGCGTGATACGCCATGTCGTAGCGGCGCACCTGGGTGAGGTACTTGCCAGCCAGCAGGAAGGCGCTTGCGCGCGTGATGACGGCCCTTTGGCGCGGTTCCTCGTCGCTCAGGGCCACCGCGGTCTCAGCGGCCCGCAGAATGCCGGGCAGGGCCCTCGCTACCGAGTCGTAGCGGTCGGCGTGGTACAGGCTGTGCGAGTCGTCGATGTCCCGCTGGATCGAGGTCAGGTCGCGCACTTCGGTGGGCTCGGTGAGCACGGCGGACAGCCCGACCGGCGGCATGAGTGCACGGCGCAGCTCGGTCAGCTTGGGGCCGTCGCCCTCGGCCTCGTGCACGGGGGCCGGCGCCTCGGAAGCGAACAGACTGGACGTCGTGGTTTCGAGAGCGCGAGCGAACGAGTGGATCGTCTCGACGGATACGTTCCCGCCCTGCTCTGCCTTGCGGACGACGCCGACCGAGACTCCTGATTCCTCGGCGAGCTGTTCCTGGGTCCAGCCCTTACGGCGTCGATGGCTGCGGACGTTCTCTTGGAGCGACATCGAATCACCTCCAGTCCAGAGTACGGCTTGCGGTAGTAGGTCGGGCGGGGAATCTTCGGCCCCCCGGTACGGTTGATGTGGTGTTCAACCAGTTCGACCCGAAAAGGAATGTCTTGACCTGTCGCCACTCCGCTTGGAGGACGATGACCTACCCGAACGGCTCGACCGCCATGGCCTACGGCTACAGATGCGGCGAGCCGGTCGTGGACACCTACTCGCAGTCATGTGCTGAGCACTCGCGAGGGTGGGCGATCAACCCATCGGGACGGGCCGTCGCCCCCCTTCCGGATCTCGAACTCCAGGCATGAAAGAGGCCCCCACCTTTGCAGGTGGGGGCCTCTCCGCATGGGCTCCTACTACTCGTCTTCGGTGCTCGTCGACTGGGCCTTCATACTGTCAACGATGCGACGCACGCTATCTGTATCCGTGAACCCCGACCGTCAGCGTCGCCGAGCTCTCCATTTGCTACGTCTCCCGTCTGACCTGCGGAAACACCGCTCTGCTTCGTCTCGATGGCGCCGGTTACCCGCATGGGCGGGAGGGAGAACTGCGGTGCGGCCGGCACCTTCCGGTAGGGAGCCAGCATCTTCATCGCCTGCCGGTACTCCCCGCTCTCATCCCACCGCCGGACGGTCCGCATCAGCGTCGCGTACGACCGGCCACCGATCCGCTCGTGCTTGTCGAACTCCATCCATGTCCGCCCCGTGCGGACCTTCTCCAGCAGCACCTCGAAGCCACCGCGTACGTCCTTCCACTTCTGCGTGTTCGAGATGATCGAGGAGACCTGCTCCCACATCTCGTCAGTCAGCTCCGCGGGCACCTCCTCGCCGGTCTCCCAGTGCCACTTCGAGATCGGGTCGAAGTTCCCCGCGCGGTGCACCTTCGCCACCCCCTCGACCTGAACCTGGATGTCCAGCATCTCGATGAGGTCGGCCTGCTCGCGCTTCGACAGCTTGCCGATCTTGGTGCGCAGCTTGTCCGCGGCGGCGAGCACCAGAAGGGCGCGCTCCTCCTCGCCCTCGGCGTCCTCGATCCACGCCTCGACCCGCTCGCGCTCCTGGAGCAGGTCTCCCTCCTCCTCCTTGTAGCGGGCCTTCAGCTCCTCGATCTCCTGGCGCATCTCCTCCGCGAAGTCGTCGTCCTCGTCATCGTCGACCTCGACGGCCGCGATCAGGCGAGCGATGGCCTTCTTGCGGGTCTTGCGCTTCTTCTCCAGCGTCTCGTCGATCTCGGTAAGCCTCCGCCGGTAGGAGTCCAGCCGTGCCGGGGTCGTCCCGAGGGCATCCGCGATCAGCGCGTGCAGTCGGTCCCGGTCGGCGACAAGATCGGTCACCTCGGCCATGACGGCGGCCTCGACGTCGTCCGCGTACAGGGACTGGCAGTCGTGCTCGTACTGCTTCCCGTCCCGTACCTTCTGGCACCGGTACTTGCGGGTGCCGGTGCGGTTGTCGATGCCGCCGACCATGCCCGCCCCGCACAGGCTGATCAGGCGGGTCGAGAGCGGGTAGTCGTGCGACGCGCTCTTGATCTTCGCCGTCCGCTCGAACGCGGCGAGAGTGGCCAGGGCGCGCTCGCCAGGGATGATCGCGGGCAACGTGAGCACGTGAACCTGCTCGTCTTCGGTGCCGGCGGCGAAGGTGAACTCGACGAACCCGGTCAGCGCCTTCTTCACGCGCTGCGCGAGGTTGCTGCCGTCCCACAGGTGGCCCTTGCGGGTGCGGTAGCCCAGCGCGTTCAGCCTCTTGGCGACCTCGCCGCGGGTCAGGTACTCGGGGGAGTCGACCAGGAACTCGACGGCCTTCTCGATGACCACGGCTTCCAGCGGGTTGACCGCGATGTCCCCGGTCTCGGGGTCGATCATGTACCCGTACGGGATGCCACCGTGCGGCCAGCCACCGGCCATGACCTTCTGAATCCGGCCGCTCATGGTGCGCTCCAGGATCAGAGCGTGCTCCATCTCTGCCATGTAGGCGAGGAGCGCGAGCGTGACGCCGAACATGTCCGACTCGGAGTCGATGCGGTTGTCCGCGGTGACGATGCGGACGGTGCGACCCTTCTCCACCTCGATGTCGTGGGTGTCGTACACCCAGCGGTGGATGTTCTTCATCGTGCGGCCGATGCGGTCGAGCTTGCCGAAGATGACCAGGTCGATCTTCTTCAGGGCGATGTCGTGGTTCATGCGCTCCAGCTCGTCGCGCTCGGCGAGCTTCCCGGATACGCCGCCGTCCGTGTAGATGTCCACGATCACGTAGTTGCCAGCGCCCAACACCAGGTCGAGCCAGCGTCGGCACAGCTCCTCCTGTGCACCCAGGCCGAAGCCGTCGACCTGCTTGTTCGTGCTCACACGCCGGTAGATGGCGACGCGTATGCGCCGACGAAACGTCTGGCCAGGCAGTAGCGTCTTGCTCACGGTGTCCCCTCGTGACAGTTACACAAAAACACCAGCAGCCAGCACTGTGTAAGTGTGGCTGCTGGTGTGAAAATTGTACGTTGCTGTGTGCTTGTTTGCCTACGGAGTAGGTGTCTCGCCCTCGTCGGGCTCGACGAGTCGCATGACCAGCGCTGCGAACCTTGCACGCTTCGCCTCGCTCCACTCGACCTCGCGCCACTCGGCGCGCACCTGCGGATACTGGCTACTCACGGCGCCACCCGCCCGTTGCGGTTGAAGGCGGTGTACGTGATCGGCATCCGCTCGGCCAGGTGGTCTTCCATCCGCTCGGCGACCATCTCGATCTCCCGCTGGGGGAAGCTGGGGAACGTGCCGATCTGGCTGATGGTGCGCAGTCCGAGGAAGTGCATCAGGGAGCGGGCGTTGCAGGTGACGTAGTAGCTGGTGAAGATGCCCACCGGGAGGACCATGCGCGCCACCTCGCGGGCGACGCCGGCCCCGAGCAGCCCGCTGTACGTCTGGTAGGCGTCCTCGTAGGCGGTGATCATGGCGGTGGTCGTCTGGGAATGGAGCGCGGCTCCGCCAGGCTCGAAGGTGTAGCGGCCAGGCTTGCCCACCTGCACCAGGTTGCGGTCGGGGCCGGGCACGTAGAAGACGGGCTGGAGTTCCTTGTACCTGCCCGACTCTTCGTTGTACGAGTGGCCAGCACGGTGACGGAAGTGCTCGCGCGCCACGAACAGGGGCGCCTCGACGTAGAACGTGAACGAGGTGTGCTCGAAGGGCGACCCGTGCCGGTCCCGCATCAGGTAGTTGATCAGGCCGGTGTCGCTGGCCAGGTCGACGACCCTCTCGTGCGAGCCTCCGATGGTGGAGACGCGGGCCGCGGTGGCGACGTCGGAGTCAGTGGCAGAGTGCTTGACCAGCTCGACGGTGACGTCTGTGCGGGCGGTGATCATACGGTGGCTACCTCCTGGTCTTCGCGGGTCTCGTACGTCCGGGCCTTCCATGCGTGGTCGGTGATGACGGCGCCGGTCAGCATCCCGAGTACGAAGATCGCGAGCATGAACGTCACGATCACGGGGCGGTTGTCTCGCTGCGAAACTTTCACACTGCCTCACCGAGGTGGACCAGGGCCTCGCGCAGGGCGGCGACCGTTCGCACGTCCTTGCCGTCCCGAGAGGCGAGCTCCTGGCGGTGCGTGTCCTGCTCGTTCACCAGCTCCTGGACGGCGGCGATCACACGGCCCATGTTCTGCGGGCTCCAGATGTTCCCGCCCACGATGGCGTCACCGAGCGGCAGGCCCACGACCTGGGCGATCTTCTGCACCACGTACCGGGCCTCGCCGCCCTGGTCGTTCTGCTTGTAGGCCGCCTCACAGTGGCCGGCGCGACACAGCTCGACCTCCTTGACCAGCTCGGCGAACTCTCCCGCGAAGCCACCGACACCGGGCGCCGGCTCGGCCTGCACCGTCTTCAGCGCCATCGTCTCCGAGTCCTGGAAGACCAGGGACTCCGCCTTGATCTGCTCCAGGTCCGTCCCCCGAGCCTGCTCGGCGATCCGCTGGCCCTCGTGAATCCAGTTCCAACCGTTCGTCACTGTGCTACCTCCTCGTTCACGGTGTGCAACTTACACACTCGGGTCGTTGTAAAAGCGGGTCTCGTAGGTGCTGCGGTTCTCGGACGTCAGGTGCCACATACCGAAGTCGCATTCGTAGGAGCGGCGCTCGACCCGCATTCCTCGGCGGGTGCCGTTGGCGTCAGCGCGTCGGGTCCTCTTGGCCTGAGCCCGACCCATCGCCTTCTCAGCCTCGACTCGACTGGTGAAGCCTCGCTTCAGGCCACAGTCGCAGGTTCTCCAGTCCACCGTCTTGTTGCAGGTCATTGGTGGCCGCCTCCTTACAGTTCGTTGATCGTGTGCGCTACAGCCTTCGTCGTGGCTGCCTTCTTCCTGGTCGTCTTCTTCTTGTTGGGGTCGTCCTTGATGAACTTGGTGCAGGTGCACTGTGCGAGGTGGCACTTCCCGCGACTGGCGCCTTCGATGGCGTGCGTCCAGGGGGCGTGACCACAGTGGGGGTCGTAGCAGTAGCCGGGCCAGCCGGCCTTGCCGTCATGGTTCGCGAGCATGATCCCGGAGGACGTCAGCGGCACGAGCCGGCCGGTACCTCCGAAGGACATCTTCTTGGCGAAGGCTTCCGCCTCGGCGGTCGAGCCGAAGGGTCCGAAGTTCAGGCCCTTGTGTCCGCTCTCCCAGGTGTGGACCATCACGAACAGGTCCCGCATCTGGACGATGTCGGCGACCTCCTTGATCAGGGCCTTCGCCATCTGGTCCGGATTCTCGAAGGTGGGATCTTCGAGGATGTCGACGACCCGCTGTATCTCGTGGGCCCTCGGCGTCAGCCGCACTCAGGCGCCGACCAGCTCGGAGAGCTGACGCAGCAGGCCACCCAGGTCATCCGCGGCGTCGCCCTCGTTGTCGGTCAGGGCCGAGTCGTAGGCGTACGTCCCCTCGTACTCACCCTCCTCGACGAGCTTGTCGAGCGTCGCCTGGCGGCCGGCCTCGTTGCCCCTGTACTTCTCGATCAGGGCGCGGACCTGGTCCTTCAGCGTCTCCGTGTTCTGCGATTCCTGCTGACGGATGACCTCGACCAGGTTCTGTATGGGGTCGCTCACTGCTCAGTCCTCTCGATGACCCGCGCTCCGTAGCGTCGGGTGTTGACGTAGGTGTTCACGTTCCAGGTGGTGTCTGGCGCCTTGGTGAGGTCCCGCCAGTGGCCCTCGCGCTTCACGCGCTGGCTGCCCCTCTTGTCCAGGAGCTCGACCACCGATCCATCAGGCAGTTCGTCGAGCTCCCGGATCTCCGTGATGCTGTCCAACTTACACACTCACGCCGCGATGTGCAACTTGTGCACGATCAGGTTCGTGATCCCGCGCAGCTTCTCGTGCAGGTCAGCGGGCGTGCCGTCGTTGATCAGCCGGTGATCGAAGGGCCAGTCGTCCAGCGCGACCTCGGACTCGTGCACCTCACCGTTGCGGCTCCGCTTGGGCCCGACGCCCGGCCTGTCCACCCGGAGCACGATGCCGCCCCGGTCGGCGACAGCCTGCGCCTCGTTCGGGAACCGCACGTCGGAGACGACCAGGGCCGGCGCGTCCTCGTGCTCACGGAACAGGGCATCCACCCACACGTTCGCACCCAGGACCCGGCGGCCGGCATCAGTGCCAGCGCGCTGGAGCAGGGCCCGCACCTCGGGGTACGTCACCTTCACGTACTCCCACCCGGCGGAGTCGATCAGCTTCCGCAGGCGCAGCGTGCCCGCCCCGTAGTGGCCAGGGATCAGCGGGTCCAGCGCGTACAGAAAGTCACGCAGCTTGTCCGCGTACCCCGCCCGGCGCCAGCCCTGATCGACCAGGGCCTGGGCTGCGGTGTCCTTACCGGCTCGCGAGTAGCCGCTGAGTCCGATGATCAAGTCAGTCATGATCAGGCCGCCTCGAAGTGGAACTCGGCGTTGAGCTCGCCCGCCTTGACGAGCTCGCCCGCCAGGCCCGTGAACTCTCGGTCGGAGGTGATGGCAACAGAGGGGACGCGCACCCGACCCTCGACGAACGCGATGCCCTGCTCGGTGATCGACCAGCGCTGTTCATCCTCGCGCTGGGCCAGGCCGAACCAGGCCAGCTTCGCGAAGACCGCGTACTCAGGATTGGACAGGCCGATCTCCTCGCGCTTCAGGTGCTGTCCACCCGCGAGGTACAGCTTTCCGAGACCGCTGACCTCGGACTTGCCCAGGCGGTACCGCTTCTCGCTCACTGTCGTGCCCCTCTCGTCACGGCTGCCATCATCAGGAGGTGCGAGCCACCACACCCCGACCTCCCTCCGGGAGGTTTCGGCGAAACTTACACACTGGGCTCTGAGATCAGGAGGTCGTCTTGTACCCGTCGAAGCACTCGATGTACGAGGTGTCACCCACCTTGGCCCAGCAGAACTGATGACCATCGACCGTGCCCCAGTGCTCCTTGCCCGCCTTGCTCTGGGCGGCGTTGAACTTCAGGCGGGCGGCCTGGTCGTTCAGCTTGGGGTTCAGGTAGATCACGTTCCCTCGGGCGTCGATCACGTACGAGTAGCCCTTGCCGTTGCCCAGCTTGGCCGCGTCCCAGTAGCAGGAGCGGACGATCGTGTTGTCCTCCGTGCATGGGCGGGTCGGAAGCTTCAGCGTGGTGGCCGAGGACCAGGAGGCAACCGACTCCACCTTCACGGGCGCGGCCTCCGTCGTCTGCGTTGCGGCGCCGAGCAGGAAAGCGGCGGCGATGGCGACGGCGGTGGTGATCTTGGCGGTGAGCTTCATGTCAGTTCTCCTTGGTGAGGTTCAGGCGGGGAAGGTGGATCTCTCCGGTGCGCGGCGGCTGCCAGCGCGGCGGGAGCTTGTACTTGTAGGCGATCAGGGTGGGGATCTCGTGCGGCTGGGCGACTCGGTTGTCGACCGCGACCTGGTACACCTCGGCGAACAGTGCGACCGACCGCTTCACGATGTCGCTGTACGTCAGGCCGGTCGCGGCGAGGGCCGCCACGTTCCGGGCAAGGTCCGCATCCATGCGGGCCGCGAGCTGGCGAGGCAGCTTGCTCTCCGTCTGCGCGCTCATGCGGCCAGCACCTCGACCCAGACGTCACCCGTGCGGGAGATCAGGCCGGCCTCGATCAGGCGGTCCGCGGTCCTGCCGTACGTGCCTTGCAGGGTCCATGCCATGCCGCTCTTGATCAGCGTGGCGAACAGCTCCAGCACCTCGCCGTCGTCCAGCTCGCCGAGCTCGTAGCTGATCAGGTCGATCGCGATGTCCTTCATGCGTCCCATCAGGGGGTCCTCTCGTACTGTTGGGGGAGCGGGACGGGGCCGACTTGACTTCGGCCCCGCCTCGCGTCATGCGGTGGGAGTGGGGAATCAGGAGGCCATGTCGTCGATGCGCTTCTGCCACAGAGCCGCCTGAATGTCGGCCTGGTCCGCCTCGACGGTCAGCTTCCGCGCCTTGTCGATGAAGTGGTCACGCTCCCGCTCGAACAGCAGGCGCGAGCTCTCCTGCTCCCACTCGGGGTGCTCCTCGGCGAACTTGTCCAGCGCCTCGCGCTCGATGGCACCCAGCGAGTCCCACGCCTTCGACTGGAAGCTCACCTGCTGGTGCTTGTCGTTGCGGAACCCGCCCATGTAGCTGGACTCGGAGTTCCAGCGCCACGTGATCCCGGTCTCGTGGTTGATCCGGGCCTGTCCCTCGGGGAGGCGCTGGATCGGGTGCTCGATGGTGTACTTCCGACCCCGGACCTTCACGTACCCGAGCTCGACGTCACCCTTGAACTCGGGGTCCGTCGCCAGCCACACGCGGCCCTTGATCTCCTCGGTCGACGTCTCTCCGCGCCACCCTCCGCCGTACGTCCGGCGCTCCGCCGAGAGGACCATCACGTACAGCTTGCCCGCCGAGACCTCGACCTCGTGGACATCGCGCTCGACCTTCATGTCTGACCAACTTTCACACTGGTTGCCATCATCAGGGACGGAGATCCGCTCCGCCCGACCCCCCCTGGTTGGGGGGTTTCGACTCAGTGAAAGTAACACACTCTGTCCAAGTTACACAACGTGTCAGCCGTACCGGATCTCACCCAGCGCAGCGAGCTGCACGATGATGTCCGCCGTGCCCGCGTCGATGTCCCCGGTCTCGATGCCGTCCTCCTCAGTGCGGTCGGTCCAGGACCCGACGATGTACCCGTGGTACTCGCGGTTCACGTACTCCTGGTCCAGGTCGAGGAGCTTGCTGTACGCCTCGCGTATCTGGTCAGGGCTCAGGTAGTGCACCGCCTCGACCTCCCGCTCACCCCCGAAGATGGGGCACGGACCCTGGCCCTCGACGATCGTCCACCGCTTGCCCTCGGGCAGGCCGGCGAACTCCTCCGCGGTCGGCTCGGTCGCCCAGTACGTGATCCCTCCGTACGAGGCGGTGTCGATGATGTCCTGGGCCCGGTCGTCAGTCAGGTACCGGGCGATCTTCTCGATGGTGGGCACGTCATGTCCTCTCGGGTGGGGTGGGTGTCAGGCTGCCGAGGCCAGGCGGACAACCGCGGGGGCCTCGTACTTGTTGGCGCGGATCTCCCTGCGAGCCAGCGTCGTGGCCTTGTCCTTGCGCTTCGAGTCGCGGACGTTGCTGTCGAGGATGCGGAACTTCGGGGTCACTGGGGGTACCTCCGGTCTCGTGCTGGCTTGGCATCGTCAGGGCGTGGGCAGCCATCCCGCGCCGACCCCCTTCCAGGGGTTTCGCCTTGTGTCAGTAGCCGAACTCGAAGGTCAGGCCGTACAGCTCGGGCGCCGTGGACTCGACGATCTCGACGTCGTACCAGGCATCGCCGTGCTCGTTACCGGTGCCGGTGTGGGTGAAGATGTGGTCGTACTCCCACTCGGCCAGCTCGTTGAGCTCGGTAGGTCTGGGGATCGGCACGGTCGTGATCGCAGTCGTCACGATCTCGACGCCGTCCTCGTACGTGTTCTCGATGCGGAGCTTGACGATCGCTGTGCTCACAGGCCGATCAGCTCGATCAGCTCGTCGATGGTGGGGACGGGCTGCATCCTGAGCGGGAGGGCGGTGATCAGGCCCTCAACCTGATCCGCCAGCTCGCACAGCGTGTGCCACTCAGGGGTGCCGGGGTCCTGCTCCTTGCGCCACTCCTGCACCCCGCGGACGAGGGCTTGAAGGCTGGTCGTACGCTCCTGGATGTTGGGCATCACGCGTTCACCGACCAGTCGGCCACGTACTCGGCGATCTCCTCGTCGGTCATGACGCGGCCCTCGTCCTCGGGGTCGTCGTCGTTGCCGATGAAGTGGTAGTCGTCCCACTCGTCGTTCTGGGCGTGGCCGATCAGCCACCGCACGGCCGCGTCCTCGTGCCCGGTCAGGGCCAGGAGCCGAGCCACCGAGTCGGCCTCTCCGCAGGAGAACGACGAGCCGGTGTGGTCCGCGGTCATGCAGTCCCCGAAGACGTCCGCGAGGTTCGAGAGGGCGTCGCCCAGCTCGTCGTGCTTGACCACCACGGTCGAGGTCACAGGCTTGCGCTTGAACAGCTTGAACATCATGTCCAACTTTCACACTCATGGCTGCCATCATCAGGAGGTAGGCGCCACCCCACCCCGACCCCCTTCCAGGGGTTTCGGCATTGATCAGCGCGGCGTGGCTCGGGCCAGCACCTCGGGGTCGTTCACGGCGTGCCAGCCCTCCCAGCAGCCCTCGGAGCAGAAGTCCTCGTAGGGGCGGGTCGGGGTGTGGCAGCCGGTGTTCTCGCAGCGCTTCAGCACGTGGTCCCACCTGTGCAGGAACTCGGCGGAGTCGTCGGACCGGACGATCAGAGTCACGTCCCCGTCGCCCCACGCGATGTGGGTGAAGGTGAACCGCTTGCCGTTGATCTCGCGCTGGTGGTGGTGCACCCGATCGCCGGGGTAGCCACCTGCCACGCTCCGCATCCGGTAGTCCTCGACGTCCGTGCGGGGGCCGATGCTGGTCTTGGTGGTCATGTCAGGCCCCCGTACCAAGCACGGCCGCCTTGTGCGCCTCGAACCGGGCGACGTCCGCCAGGTAGGCGCGCTCGCTGAACTCCAGCGACAGGGCGAGCAGGTTGTTGGAGCGCAGGCCGGCATTGATCCGGGCGTGCAGCCGACCGAGCGAGATCGTCAGCGGGGTCTTGTCCAGGGAAACCATGAGGGTCCTTCCAGGGGCGGTGCGGCTGGCATCGTCAGGAGCCGGGAACCACCCCGGCCCGACCTCCTTGCGGAGGTTTCGCCTGTGAAAGTTACACACCTGGTCAGTGAGACAGGGCCATGAACACCACGTCGGGCTCACCCGACGTCCAGTTCGGCAGTCGCTCGGTCTCGATGAACCCGAACTGCTTGTAGTACTCGGGGAGGAATCCGTCGAAGCAGTCGAGCTTGCTCGCCCCCTCACGCAGGGCCGCCTTGACCAGCTCCGTACCGCGCCCCTTCTCCAGGGAGAACAGGCCGATGAACGTGCCCTCGGCGTCGATCCCGAACCCCGACCGGAAGTCCGGAGTGATGAAGTACCGCGCATCCCGCGGCATCTCCTCGGGCTTGCTCGTCGCGTCGGCGATGCGGTCGGAGACCCGGCGGGCCTGGCGAAGCGCTCCGGTGTAGAGCGTGTGGTGCACCGAGTGGACAGCCATGTTCACTGCGAGCTCCGTTCTGTTGTCCAAGTTACACACCTGGGGCGAAGAAGTCCACCCAGCGGTGCTGGGGACTTGGTACCTCCGGGGGGCCATGACGCCCGTGTTCCCGCATCCCCGAAGGGCCGGAATCCGGAGGCTTTGCGGGCCCTTGCGGGCCCCCGGCCTTGCGGCCGGTCGATCGTGTGAGCGGTTTTGGTGGACAGGGCCCGCTCGGTTCCCCGTCACCGCCCTTCCCTTCCGGCCCTTCCAGCGGCCCCCTTACGGGTTACGCCTTCCGGCCCGTCCGGTTCGGACGGTGAGCCCTCGACACCCATGCCCACGTGCTCGCCCGGTATCGGCGGTCTCCCAGGGCACTCCTGTCGGACCGTTCCACCCCCCAACTCACAGGGGACTTCACCGTGCGCTGCGCGGTTCGTCGACCGGGACAGAAGTCCCGATCCGAGCCAGATGCTGCGCTCCACGGTTCGTACGCGGTACTCAGTTCAGCCGGGGGAAGGAGGCCCTTCCCTGATCCAGCCTCGCCTTGGCCTACGTATCAGCCGTCTGCTCCCCCGAAGGGGCGTCGTGCGAAGTCTTGTGCGCCTGGCCTCTCGGCCTTGCGCTGAAGCGAAAGTATCACACTCGCTTCAGGTTGTGCAACTTGCGCTTGCTTGGCTCGTCCCGTGTGCCAGGTTCCCCCCTACGCAGCGTGCGATCACTGGGGTTCAGGTCTGGCGGGTCCGTCTGCCTTGCGGTTCCGACTGTAGCCGAAGCTGAGCCGGTGTGCAAGTTTCGCTTCCCGCTTCCCGTCCGTCCGGTTGCCCGGCTGGCCGTTCGTCGTTGGCGACAGGCAGAACCTTGCACAAGTTGCACACTCGATGTCAAGCCGTGCAGGTCAGAGGCTGTTTCGAGGGGCGCTGAGAGCCGTTCTCCGGGCCTTTGGGCCGGTCCCTGGGGCGATTCCTCGCAGCGCTGGAGGGAAGCCGCGAGCGGGCAGTGTGCGGGCGCGCGGAGGGTAGCGGAGGCCGAGATGGGGTGGGGGGTGACCCCCTGTGCGTGAGCGCGCTGAC